TCATAATTTTATCAATATTGATTATACTTTCCGTAATCATCCCACATTTTTACAAAATACAGCTTATCGTTTCAGGAATGAGCATCGAACAGATAAGCAAACTGGTGGGGAAATAAGATGTCCGGTAAAGCGAAATTAATTCATGGGGATGCTTTATCGGAACTGAAGAAGTTACCGAAAAACCATTTCCAACTCATTTTTACATCACCTCCATACAATATTGGTAAGGAATATGAAAAAATCATATTAGATTGGCAAGATTATTCATCATACATGAGTGGTGTTGTTAAAGAATGCCGTGAATTGTTAACTTCAAATGGAAGCATAGTTTTCCAATTGGGGAATTGGGTATTAAAAGGCAGGAGATTTCCTCTTGATATCAAATTCTTTCCATTGTTTGAAAATGAAGGGTTCTATTTCCAGAACAGGATAATTTGGCACTACAATTGGGGATATCATTGCAGCAAACGGTTTTCTGGTAGATATGAAACATGTCTATGGTTCACGAAAAACAGGGAATATTATTTTAATGTTGATCCAGTACGTATTCCACAAAAATATCCTAAAAAGAAAGCCTACAAGGGAATAAACAAAGGTAGTTACAGCTGTAATAAACTGGGTAAAAATCCAACTGATTTCTGGATAGCGGACAGTTTCAAACATGAATTGGTTGATACACCAAATATCACGAGAAACAATCCTGAAAAGATGGATCACCCTTGTCAGTCACCTTTGAAACTGATCAATAATTTTGTTCTTTGTTTGACAAGAGAGAAAGACAATATACTTGATCCTTTTGGTGGCGTTGGATCTGTGGTTTTATCCGCATTACTAAACAACAGGTCAGGATGGATGATCGAAAAAGAGAAAAAATACCTGGATCAAGCTTATCTAAGAATAAAAAAGGGAAACGATTTATGTCTGGTAGCATAAACAAGGTAATCATTGTCGGTCGTCTTGGTCGTGATCCTGAATTGAAGTCAACGAAGCAGGGAAGTAAAGTTGCTTTGTTGTCTGTTGCGACTGGTGAAAGATACAGGGACAAAAATACGGGTGAAACGAAAACGCTGACCGATTGGCACAGGATTGTTGTATTTAGCGATAACATGGCTGGATATGCGGAAAAATACCTTAAAAAGGGTGATCAGGTCTACATGGAGGGCAGGATCAAGAACCGCACATGGGACGACAATATGGGAAACAGACGGTATGTTACCGAGATCGTTGTCAGTGATTACAAGGGTAGTCTCATAAATATCGGCAATCAGAGACGTGACCAGAATTCATCGGGAAACAATGACGGTTTCCATGATGACGAAATACCTTTCTAGGAATTTTACATGACAGAACGTGAGAAAAATGACTGGTACGTCGAGCCTGTGGAATGTACCAGAGCCTTGATCAGGGCGGAGGAAATATACGGTGGGTTGGGAAACACAATTCTTGATCCATGCTGTGGACAGGGAAACATACTCAATACCCTTTATGAACATGGTTACCATAATGTGGAGGGTGGCGATATCGAGGACAGGGGGTACAGAACAACTTGTTTCCAGCAACGTGATTTTCTTGAGTATGAAAATGAAAGGCGGTGGGATTGCATCATATCCAATCCTCCTTACAAACATGCTGAAAAGATTGCATGGAAAGCGTTGAGACAGTCAAGACACCGTGTCTATCTGTTCCTCAACATAACATTCTATGCATCAATGGCACGCGAGGATCTGTTCAGGCTTGGCAAGCTTGCGCGGGTTCATACATTCGTCGAGAGGATCACGATGTATCCAGGCGATTACCGGAATGTTTCAAGAAACAGCGGCACCCAGACATACGCATGGTTCGTGTTCGACCATGGATGGAAAAGACCGACCGCAGAACTGGATCGCATATCCATTAAAAACTGATCAGACAATGGAATATTTAGAGCATGGCAAGAAAAAACAGGAATACAAGGTCAATTCCCCCGATTATAAAGTTGCATAATCTTGAAAAACGTTTTGCAGCGCGTGAAATTGTCCTGGAAATCGGTGTCAATCCGGCAAATCCAAAGCAGAAAGAGACTAGGATACGTCGTCAATGTTCGTATGACAAGTTGTTAAACAGATGTCTCATAACACAGAAACAAAGGGATTGTCTGGACAGGTTCGTGATATTGTGTGAACAGTCTGTTGGAATGACAAAGAACATATATGCGACAATAGATAATCTTTTCCATAACAAGCAGATGTATGGACGTGATTTTGAACCAACATTCAGGCAAAGCCGTGCATTTGAAAAGCTTTTCAAGATCAGGAATATGCTTGGCGTATTCAACAGCGATATCATTGTCATGCTTGCGATAGGGAATATGAGCTGTCAGGAAATAGGGAAACGGTTGAATATCGAGAAACATAAACTGTACGGGAACATTAATTCGGCCTGTATACGTCTGGAAGAGATAATGGAAAATGATATTGGTAAAATATATTATCCACCCATCTAATAAAATTATTAATTATTATGTCATACAGAAAAAATATTAAACTTTATAAACGTCAAAAATTATTGCTTGCACTATTGCAGGTGTTTGATGGGTGTTTGTCTAGCTTGGAATTGCAGGAATATCTTTTTTTATATACAATTTTATATCAGGAAAATAAAAGTTATGAATTTATCCCTTCTAAATATGGTTGTTTTTCATATCAATCTTATGCAGATCGTCGGAAATTGATTGATTTTGGATTGATCGATTCCAGTGATAAATGGAGATTGATAACAAGTAATGATTATATCAATGAGTTGGATGGTATAGAGCAAAAAAGACTTACATTATTTATAAATCGTTTTAAATATCTTAAAAATAAAGAATTAAGCCGTTATATTTTTAAAAAATATCCTTATTATGGAATAAAAAGCCAGGTAATTTCTGAAATATTGAATAAAGATGAGTTATATCTAATTAGTAAAATACGACCAAGGCAACAAGACCCCACATTTTTTACTATTGGATATGAAGGAATCACACTTGAGAATTATTTAAACAGTTTAATTAAGAATAATATAAGTGTTCTTTGTGATGTAAGAAAAAATGCAATAAGCCGTAAATATGGATTTTCGAAAGATTCATTAAAACAAATATTGAAACAGTCAAATATTGAATATTGTCACTTACCAGAATTGGGAATTGTTTCGGAATCTAGAAAAGAATTAAATACTCAAAATGATTATGATAATTTATTTGACTCTTATGAAAAATATATTTCTACGGAAAAGTCGGAAGCTTTGGATAAATTAAAAGTTATAATGGACAATAACAAAAGAATTGCAATAACTTGTTTCGAATCTGTATATATAAAATGTCATAGAAGTAGAGTTGCAAAGTTACTAGCATCCAGACCGGATTGGAATTACAAAATAAAGCATATTTAAGAAGGTAAAAATGGAAAATATGTAGAAAAATTTAATTATTTAAAAATAATACTTGATTTCGTCCGACGAAAATGATACATTTTTATCAAAATAGGATAAGTGTCTTTAGCAAAGACTAAAGTTTGTGATAAATAATTAATAAATGGATAAATTAATTAATACGAGACGGGCAGTCTTAATGTTAATTTATCCATTTTCATAATTACCTTTTAATAATTTTTTGCATTTAATGTTTATCAACCCGATATTGTTGGCGGGTTTTCTGTTTTTGCCATTTTAAACGATATATCTCCATATTCATATTTTATAATTTATCAAAAAGAAGATGTGATAATGACATGTGAAGTCAAAAACGATAACCATGATATTATTTCCTTGTTGGAAAAAAGAGTTTCAAATGAAATTGCTCCCTATAATGAACTGAAAAAAATATCAGTGCGTGAGTTGGTTAAACTCTATCGTGAAAAAAAACTGGTATTTGATAATCGATTTGTTGAATATTACAAATGTTCGAATATCATTCATCTGGATTGGTCAATTGTATATCCTTTTGATAATTATCCGTTAATAATTTCCATAGGTAATTATGGAAAAGACTATCCTTATAAAATTGATATCATAAGAGAAATCAACAAATACAATAAGGGATACGGAGCGGTTACATTATTCAATATCTTTAGATTTATGGGATTAATTGAAGATTTCAGACTTTTTATAACAAGTTGCAAAGGTAATACGATTTTTCCCAATCTTGTTTGGGACAAGAGTTTTTTCCCTGATAATGATAAAGCCGTCGAATTATCAGGTTTTCTAAAAGAAAAAATACTGAATTATGAATTCTTTGTTTTTATGTGTGATGTTGAAACAAGACCAGGTGATTAGTTAAACTTTTTCAAATGCGTTCCTTATTCTGGAATGCATTTTTTATTTTCATTGGAACTCAATTCAAGATGGCCAGACCCTCTAAATATAGCCAACAAATAGCAAGGACTATTTGCCAGCAGATAAGCGAAGGTAAAAGTCTCAGGGAAATATGCAAGGATGAACGAATTCCCCATCGTTCAACGGTGATGAACTGGTGTAAGGATAACAGGGATTTTCACGACCAATATGCGCGCGCGCGCGAATTGGGTGCTGATTGGTATGAGGACAAGATTATTGAGGCCGTTGACGAGATCACACCGCAAAACGCGAACGCATCGAATGTGAAGATAAGCACGCTGTTTAAATTGATGGCGTTGCGTAATCCAAAAAAATATAGCGAGAAACAGCGGATTGACCATTCGAGTTCTGATGGGAGCATGAGTAACAGCAATAATGTTATAGTTACTTTTACAGACCCGCAAAAATATGAAGAAGATGATGAATGATATCATACATGTTGAGATACCGAGGGTTTTTTCCCGTTTAAAAGAGGAGGCGAGATACAAGCTGTATTATGGTGGCAGGGGGGGTGGGAAATCATGGGCATTTGCCCAGATGCTGATCCTTATTTCCCTGACGCGTCCGATACGTGTCTTATGCGCCCGTGAATTCCAGCAATCCATAAAGGAATCAGTGTATCAGCTATTGGTTGACACGATTAACAAATTCAGGAAAAACCATCTTTTCAAAATTACGGATACCGAAATAAACGGGATTAACGGAAGCAATTTCTTTTTCAAGGGATTGGCACGCAATCTTTCATCCATGAAATCGCTGGAAGGTGTTGATATTGTATGGGTTGAGGAAGCGCAATCGATTAGCCAGAAAAGTATCGAGTTTCTAATTCCCACGATAAGAAAGGAAAAATCGGAATTATGGTTCAGCTGGAATCCCGATGAACCCACTGATGCGATTGAGTTGCTCAAAAACAGTCTTTTGAACTATTCCAGGGAAAAATTCATAATCCAAAAGGTGACATGGCGTGACAATCCATGGTTTCCAAAAAGTCTTGATAATGAAAGATTGAGATGCAGAAAGGACAGCATCAGTAAATACCAGCATATCTGGGAAGGTGATTTTGTATCTTACGGGTATTTCTTCGAGATGGAAAAAATGCTTGTTGACAAAAAACCGCTAAAAATACCGGAATATGTCACATCCGTTTTTGCGACAATGGATACAACCATGAAAGGTGGCATTGACAAGGATGGGACGGCCGTGTGTTTTTGGGGGCTCAATCTATACGATGAACCCAAAAATCTATACCTGCTTGACTGGGATCTGGTCGAATATGAGGGATCCATGATTGTCGACTGGATACCGAGATTGCTGGAACAGGGAGAGGAATGGGCGGTAAAAACAAAGGCAATCAACGGTTTCATCAATATGTATATCGAGGACAAGGCCGCCGGCACCATTGTTCTTCAGGACGGTTATCGTAAAAGACACAAGGTTCGCGCGATTGATTCGAAATTGACGGCTCTCGGGAAAGACCGACGATGTCTGCTTATTTCTGACGTTGTGGAAAATGGACAGGTAAAGATAACGGAAGCGGCTTTCAACAAGGTAAAAACATTCAGGAACGCATCTGCAAATCATCTTATAAGACAGATCACCTCTTTCCAGCTTTCAGACAAGGAGGCTGATAAAAGACAGGATGACCTTCTGGATGCTTTTGCATATGGCGTTGCGTTGGGATTGAAGGATTCAATAATAGATGTCTAATGATAATTTCGGAAATAGCGGTTATAACAATTCCGGATTATATTCAAAGTTGCTTGACAGGTTTGATGAGGATACTGACAAGGCGCAGTTTTTCGATGCAAACTATCTAAGCTATGGATTATGTAAATCCATTTACATGTATCATCCCCTGGGCAAGCGTATTATTGACCTTCCTATTGATCTGTCCATAGGACAGGAACGGATAATCAGCGTCAAGCATGAGACAAAAAGCGATGAGTTGATTGAACAATTCATCAAGGTATGGAATGGGTACGGGTTTAAAAACATAATACGGCGTTTGGCGACAATGTCTCGATTATGCGGTATTTCAGCACTGTTTCTGAAAGTGGACGGATATAACGACCATGAACCTCTTCCGGTAAATACAAACTGGGCAGATTTGAAAATAACCCCGATTGTTTATGACGCCATGAATATTGCAGGATCAGCATCAAACAACCAGGATTTGATGAGTGAGAATTTTCTCAAGGTTGAGGATGTGTTGCGAAGCGGTATGGCCCTGGCGAAAGACCGTTCGTTTATTCTGAGTAATGGCGATCCTCTCTATAACGAGTTCAGTACAAGCGCATTCGGTTTTACGGGACGTTCCGTTTACCAAAACTGTATTCATCTGCTCAAGGCATGGCTTTATGTCAATAATGCGGATGCCATGGTTGCAAAAAAATGCGGATTGATAATAGCCAAGGAGAATAATGTTGGTACCGCCACGGAACTAACCAGCAGATCACTGGGAATCAAGCGTGAACTGTTAAGGGCAGGTTCAACGAATGACGTTCTTTCAGTCGGGGCATCGACAACCATTGAATCTCTAAATCTACAGAATATTGACGGGTCTCTTGATATGGCCAGAAACCATATTCTTGAAGACATTGCCAATGCCTCGGATATTCCAACCATAATTCTTGGACAGCAAAGATTTACCCAGGGTTTTGGTGAGGGAAGCGAGGATACGAAACATGTGGGACGTTTCATTGAATCAATTCGTGAATGGGAACGCGGGGCCTATCAATTCATTGACAATTTTGTCATGCGCATGGCGTGGAATTTCGATTATCTAAAGGCACTTAACAAGGAAAATGGTGATATCTTCAAGAGCAAGAATGATGATGAAATAACCATAGAACAATATTGGCAGGTTTTTTATTCCCTTAAACAAAGTTTTTCCTACAGTTTCCCGTCATTTCTGACTGAATCTGAAAGCCAGATTGCAGATGGTGACCAGAAGAAACTGGAAATGATCGTTGATGTCTATGATCGTGTATTCCCGAAAGTGGAAGCCGATATGCAGGCGACATTGACCAATTGGCTGATTGACAGCGTCAACAATCTTCGCAGCTTGAATAAAATCAAGCTGAATGTTGATGAGGATGATCTCAGACAAAGCATAGTTGACAATTACCTGTACAAAGAATCAGAAGAACCAAAAGAAGAGAAAGATGTCGCTATATAGACAATTGCTGTATTTCTTCAGGGAGGTTGAGAATGAGGTTGTCCATAATGTCAAAATTACGGATGACATGCTGTCAAAATGGCAGGAAAGGTTGTCTGAACTTCTAAATAATGGTGTTGTCAGTTTTTCACAGCACCAGATCAACACGTTCTTCTTCAATATTCTGAAGAGGAACCTTACCGTATCCTCTTACAGGAAAAATTTCAAGATAAGGAAACTTGATTTCAACAAGGCACAATTATCCGCCAGATCAGGAGATTTTCTGAAAGAGCATGTATTGCTTTCAGCAAATCTGATCAGACTGAAAAGGGATGAGCAGATACAGGCAACCCTGAGAAGGTTCAGTGGATGGGTGTCTTCCATACCGACGATGGGTGAGGGAAAACCGGCCCAGTCAATTAAAACATTATCAAGTGATTTGTTGAAGCCCCTAAAAAGTCTTTCATTTGAAAATCGGCGCGTATTGATTGATCAGGGTCATAAATTCACGGCGGCTGTCAATAATTCAATCGCAAGGGATCAGGGTGCAATAGCTGTCAAATGGGTAAGCCACTGGAAAGAGACAGGATATAACTATCGACTGGATCACAAGAAACGTGATGGCCATATTTTCCTGTTGAAGAACAATCCGTTTGTCCGGAATGGATATGTCAGGAAAACGAACGTTCAATATATCGAGGATGTTGACGGGTTTGGTCAGCTTCCCTTTTGCAGGTGTTATGGGGTCTATCTTTTCAGTCTACGGGATTTGCCTATTGATATGCTGACAGAAAAAGGAAAAAAATATATCAATGGTTGATTTAATCGCCTGCTCGATGATTATCTATCGTGACGAGGTTTTGCTTGTCAGACGAAAAGATAATGGTTTATGGAGTTTCCCGGGTGGCTATCTGAAAGAAAATGAAAATCCATTTATTGGAGCGTCCAGGGAAACACGTGAGGAATTGGGGATCGAACTTGAGTTCTCATGCGATTCATTTGTCAATATATGGGAAGGCAAGGATAAATTCGTATCCATACTACCGTTTGAACTTACAAAGAAACCCGACAATATTTCCCTCAATGATGAATTGACGGAATATGGATATTTCAAAATAGGAAAACTTCCCGACAATATCATGACGAGTGTCAGGGAGGCGTTGGAATGGTTCGAATATGATGAAAATGATATAGCGAAAGCTATCGCCATGGGAAAACTGGCATCACCTCAATATTTCAACGGAAATTTCCTTTTTGACATGCGTATCACCGGTACGGAGATATCAGTCAGGGGAACGGAAAAAAGAGGGATGAAAGAGGTCACCTATCGTGATCCAAATGTTTTTCTTGGTAGAAAATTTATCAATCTATGCCAGGGTGTGAAGGTTGTTTTCGATCATCCTGAAGATGATGTAGACGCGGAATATCTTAGAAACAGGCAGGTCGGAACCATAATCTATCCCTATATATTCGGGAAGGAATTATGGGGAATAGCCAAGATATTCAATATCCCGTTTGGCATATTGCTGACCAAGGAGATTTATTCCACATCACCGTCCGTTACAAACAGGAAAAACTTTCCTGTCCTTATCAATTCAAAGATCAGGGCATTATACGAGGGAAGTCCTTTTGTCGTGGATCATCTCGCAATTGTGGGAAAGGGTGTTTGGGATAAAAGCGGTAGGGCGATACCAGGAATAAACTCGCCAGTAAATCATGTAAACAAAAAAGGAACACGCATAATTATGCCCGATGAAAATTTATCAACACGGCTTGATGAGATATATGAAAAAGTCAATAAGCTGATTGATCTCAACAAGGAATACAGTCGTCGTGACGCACGACGTGACGGAACGTTTATTGCCGGTAAAAAAAGAAAATTGAGGGATGCAATCCAGGAAGCCCAGGATTACGAGGACGATGACAAGTTGCGTAACGAGGATCTTGAGAAAATAGAGGAAGCATTCGAGGATTGCGCGAAAGCCCTAAAAAATGACAAGTGTAGCGATAGCGAGAAAAACAGGGAACCTGTAAAGGAAGATAGAAAGAAAGATTCCGAAGAGGAAAAAAAGGATAGGCGTAATGATGCCGAAAATGAGGGATCCGGATCAAAAGATTATGTAACCAAGGAGGATCTCGTAAATACATTAAAGGAATTTTTCGGCAATCTTACCAAGCAGAATGAAGCCAGCGTCGCTATGGATAAAAAAAAAGATGCGACGGAATCAGGAGAAGGCGCTAAAGAACCTGAAAAAAATGACGGTAAGGCTAAAAAAGATGCTGAACCAGAAGAAAAAAATGGCGAAGACGCAAAAACTGGTGAAAAAAAATTGCAAGAAGAAATAAAAGATGGATTAGCCGTGTCCAAGGAACTTTCAAACAATGATTCCTCCGGTGAAGAGGAACAGGAGAAAAACAGTATCCTGAGATCGAAATGTGACAGTGCATATATTTATCTTGGCAAGGAGACACCGCCTCCATACTCGAATGAAACATCCGAAGCCTATGCACGGAGAATTCTTGGGCCAATGATTTCATACAGCAAGGATTGGGAGGCCGTAGGATTGAAGAATATCGTCTCCAACAAGAAACTGCTGGACAAGGCAATACCGGAAATAATCCAGTCTGTTATCGATGAAAACAAGGTGCGGGCAGAGGATTCACAGAAACTGAGAACGATCAGGGAAAGAGATAACGGAAAAATCATCGAGAGAACAATAGGTTCACCAAAAGCCTATCTTGATTCATTTGGTGGTTATGATGACAGGCTGGCACGTTTTAAATAAGGGATCATAAACATGGCTAATTTAGTATTGCAGGGCGTTCAAACCGCCAGAAACTCATTTTACATATCAAGTGACGGGTTATTGCAGGGAATGGCAATGGCCGAACCTGATACCCATTTCAGATACAGGGCTGGAAGAATAAAAAAATCTGATAGCAATATCTATTACGGTGGATTGCCGATCACCATTTCAGTAGCGGCTATCAATTCATCCATTTCACCAACCATAGAGCTTGCAACAACTATCGATAAAATAAACGGTTTCACTATTTTCAACCAGTCGAACAACCTGATGATCGTCGGGAATAATGATGTACAGATCATGACAGGCGGTGGAACGATCAATACGGTAAAACTGGGAAGCAGGGTGAAACTTGCCGTGAAATGCGATCCAAATCTGAGAACAAAGATTGATGGATCAGTTACCGACGTGAAGCTTTCATGGGATTTTACCAAGAATATGTTGATTGAGGCTACAGGAAGCGCGACCCCATTGAATGTTGCATTGCACAGTATCGCCCTAAGCAACAGTCGGGTCGTTTCAATTGAAAACAATGAATACAAATGGCGCGATGGTGAAACCTGCGCATTGATAGAACTTTAATAAGGAAATAGAAAATGGCTATTTTAGCACCAGCAAGACAAAGAGTGACACCTGCCTATGTCGAACCAGGCATCTTGATTGATCAGGCCCAGTCATCAGGGGCTTTCGCGGTTTTACCGGACGGGACATTCAAGCCGCGATTGGGACTTGCCGATCAGCGTGTCTATATGAACCGGATGGGGATCAAGACAAAATCGACAATATCACAGGATTCACAAAATGAGATTCCTGATCCCGATGTTATCCTTGGACAATTGGAGTGTCCAACCTATCTATTGCAAAACAGGGCAATTTATAACCGGCATGAAACAGCGGCTGCGGCAACCTATGGCCTATCAACCCCTGAAATATTGAGAATTGCCCTTTTCCAGGCTAATTTCAACCAGATGCGTGACGGTTTGCTACACGGTATCCAGCCAGAATATGGCGAGGGAATTCTGAACGGGCCTAATATTCTCAACACGGCCTTGCCTGCTGACAAGAATGGCAATATCGGGATACGTGAACAGGATGCCGGAGAGATAGCGACCTTTTTGCTGAACGTGATCGCCGATATCACCGCGCGTACAAATCAATCCGGACGGGCTAACGAATTTACAATCCTCGGCCCGCAAAGATGCCTGAAAAAACTTGAAACAGCGAAAATTGTCGAGCTTACATCCTATCAGCGTCCGGGTGGTGGAACCCATACCGTAAAGGGTACTGTCAATAAAATCCTCGAGGACAGTGGTGAAAAAATATTCTGGACATATGATGACACATTGCAAAACAAAGGAACCAATGGAGCCGATGCAATCATTGTCTGTCTAAGGCAATTCAATACGAAGAACCCTTTTTTCACGCCTGCCAACACAAACTATTTCGGTGAGGGAAATGGTGGATTGCAGCCAATCAATGATTGTTCCGCGATGTACACGGATGCAGCCGCTCCGGTGCTTTTCATAACACCCCTTCCAGGAACAAGTATGCATATGCAGAGTGAAATGAAGATCACGCCCGGATGGGTTTTGCGTCCAGAAGCGTTCACGATTATCAGTGCATTTGCAGAGGCTCCGGAAAAACCATCAGACAATAATAACACTTCAAATGGTGGCGGTGGAACAAAATCGTCAGAACCTGACCTTAAAAATACAAAAAAATAATCAAGGAATAACAATGTCGGAATTATTTATTCTAAATGCTCGTCCACAGAATTTCCGGTTTACATTTTCAATGAAGGGAATTGGTGAAAGATTCCCTTTCACTTTTGATTTGCCAAGATTCTCGTATAAAAGATTTTACAAGGATACGGATACAGAAAGCCTGAAAAGTCTGTTACGGCAGATTTATGAATATGGTTTGCAGGAATATGAACCTTCATTGAAAAATCCAAGGTATTCTGGTTTTACCTATCGGTTTGATCAGGATTTCACCAATGAAGAGTTGCAGAAACTGAAATATCATTATCATTTCTGCGTCAAGCACACGGGTGAAGAGAGAAGAATTGAATCATTGTCAAAATATGCCAGTATCATGTCCGGTGTTGCGATCAATCTGAATAAAAACTCTCTTCTCAATGAACTTTTGAATGATCCTAAAAATCTCGGGACTTCCATTGTCCAACAAAATCCGTATGAAGATGGAAGCAATGTCGAGGCTCTTTTCTCGGTTGCCTATTAACAATGAACGATAAAAAAACATCATTCGACGATTATCTGATGTTTTTCAAATCTCTGGGACTTACTGAGGAAGATATTGATAACAATACCAGTCTGATAAACATGTTAAGATTTTATTATGATTTTTCCGTTCATGCGGTGGTATTGAAAAGATTGCTGTCTATTGATCCGTTTATCTATAAATCGGCTCTATACAGTTATACCACACATAAATTCATTATCGCATGTATTGATAACGGTTATGGTTTTATCAATAAAAATATCCTGGACAATATGAATATCAATAAAAATCCAGTCAATGGAATTGTCCAGAACGCCAGTGACAACACAACAGCGGCTTCCATGCTGGTTCCTGATTTTTATAAAAACATCTCGTCGTTTGATCTCGATACCCTAAGAACACCTTACGGTAGAGAGTATTTCAATATAATGCAGCAATATGGCAGCATATGGGGGCTGAATTAAGATGCTGGATGAGATTTATCTCGGTGTTCTCAATATTCCTTATGATTATAACGATAACAGTACAACGGCTTCCGTTGCCCTACTTCTTGAAAAAAAATACGGGATAATGGGAAAATTTATCGAAATCCACAATGATGAGGTGCAGGGTCATCTCAAAAACGCCCTGATCAGCAACATACAGGATGTCATTGAGGGAAATCATCCTGATAATGGAGCTTTTTACACCGCTTTTTCCAAGATAGAACATGACTTGAAAAAGTTTATCAGCTCCCGGGAGGTCGAGAGAGTGGGAATACCTGGTGTCCCGACAAAAGCGGCTCTGAAAGGTGTAACGCATCGTCTCAAACAAAAACGTCGTGGACTGAAAAATAATGTGAAGGGACAGAGAAGGCCGTCTTTTGTGGATACGGGTCTGTATGAAAGTTCATTGAAGGTTTGGGGAACATTCAAATAATGTCTGATTCACCTTATGCAAATATTCTAAGGAATGGAGTGGATTTTCTAAAAGATGGCCAGACAATCAGTTTCACGACCTACAGGCGTGCGGTCTTGCCTTTCGAGGGATTTGTCTACTGGATTAGGTTGCATGGTGGGGAAAAATCCATCGAGAGCATGATCCATAAAACGGATGAATTGTATCAGGAGGAAGACAGTTTCAGGAATGAATCCACGATATTGATCACCACAAGGGAATCATTGTTCAATTTCTCGCAAGATGGAATTGATGAAATAAAGGTGTTCAATTATCAGGACAGCCTTTATGTATTGAGAAAGACGGGAGAGAACGCGGATCAGAGTGGAATATACCATAATATGGCCCATATTGTCGAACCGCAGATGCAAAACACGTTTCTCGATACGGAAGACGATTTCAGGAACAGGAATATGCAGTTCAGTTCCTCTGTTCCCCTGTTTATCATGTTCTCGATGGGTTTGTTTGATCTTTTCCAGGATCATTATGACATGTATCCAGGATGGTTGACGCCATACAATAAAAAACCGCCCTATATTTCAATAAATGTTAGTGATACAGAAGCTCTTTCATCCGCAACAGCATACGAAACCGTGGATGGAAATACATACATTGGTAAACTGGTCACCGAAAAGGTGACATTTACCCTATATGGTTATGACAATGAACAGACCATGATTTTTCTCAGTGATCTGGAAAAATGGAGCATGGTCTACAATTATGTCGGTTTTATGAGCTCACCGGCCATTGTCGATGAAATCCACAGCAAGGTAGAAACGGGAACGGTAGCTTTGAAAAAGACAATCGAGGTGGATATTTCCTATATCCAGATGGCTAAACTGTCTGAAGCGTTAAAAGAGAAAATTATTTCCACAGTTCTCATGAAATTCAATTTTAATAATGAGGTTAAAAATGTACTCAGATGTGAGCGGTAATGAAGTCGTAAATATCACCCTGTCACAAAATCAGCTTGCATTGTCAAGAAATCCCCAGCAAAAGGCTATCATATTCGCGAACAAGGCCCTGAAACTGGGTGGAGACCAGCAGGCTGTCGAGGCGGTTCTCTATTCTGCCGATGATCTTGACAAATATCTTGTTGATTCCTGGACTAATTCCGTAATGGAGATGCGATCCACGGTTGAGGGATGGTTCAGCCAGGGAAACAGAAGTGTCACGATACGTGATATAGGGAATAACAGGAACAGTCTTTCAGACCTAAACGATAATTGCTATATCGCCATATCCGGATATGTATGGTCTGATCTTACAACCGCAAATGACCTGTATGTTTTGCTGGCAAATGATTATAACAGCAATTCCAGGGCATGTTATGGGGTGGCGGCAATCCCTTTCGCCAATTTTACAAATGACAACAAGAGAAATCTGACAAATATCAAGTCACTGTTCACACTCGCCACGAATGATTCATCCACAATGGTGCAAATGGGAGTTGGTGCCATAGGATACGAATTGTCCAATTACCAGCCTTCCGTGACAAACAAGGTCAATCCCATGACCTATAGAAGACTGTATAACAGTGAACCCCTGTCCGATGATGATTATCGTGCGAACAGGCACTTGCAGGACGATTTCTACACGAATATGCTCATGTCACCCCCGAATGATGGAAGTGGGGCTAGAAGTCTTGTCTATCCTGGTATTCTGACAGACGGTAATGACTTCACCTATTGGTACGGAATTGATTACATACGCTTTACCCTGATATCTAATATAACGAACTTCCTTATTGAATCGGCAAATAGCAAGATAAATCCCCTCTATTACAATCAGGACGGAATTGACAGGCTGAAGGCAAAGGTCAACCAGATCATATCCAATTGCGCGGCATACGGGATAATCCAGACAAATTACAGGATTGATGCCATTTCATATTACGAATATGTGACGCAAAATCCGGACGATTATAAAAACGAGGTTTATGGAGGGATATCCATTGAGGTAAGTCCCCTGAAGGCATTGCGAAAAATAAGGTTTTCTTTGCAGGTCACCGACCTGATTGCACAATAAGGACAGATATCATGGCATTGACACCATTATATGATGGTTTGATAAACAAATCATTAAGCAAGGTAACTTTCACGGATCACCCAAACCTGAACGCCACGGCGAAACATCTGAGCATTGAGGGAATTTCATTTTCACAGACAAGTCCCAATACAACCATACTGAGGGGGATGATGGGGATCATCCAATCGGTTGAGAACTACTATATGATCGAGGCGACAGTGAATCTTCTGAAAACCTCAAATGTATATGGGGAATGGCACGATACGATCAGTAAAGCATGCTATCTTGGGGAAATGGTTCTGTATTTTGATAGTTACAACATGAAAGAGCTGACCATCAGGGAATCATGCATTTCCAGCATGGACTCTGTTTCCATAAACGGATCGACCGCTTTTGTCCCTTTCAAGCTGATTGGAAGTGTAAGTGTTAACCAGGATTATTTTGGTGATTTATAATGTATTTTGACAAAGAATTTAACCTGATCATTGATATCAATGAAAATATACAGGCTTGTGTTAAACCTATCACGAGAAAGTTTTTTGAGAGACATTACAAGATTTTCAAGAGTCTTGCGATCAGGTTCAACAGGCAGGCCGATGAGGATCAGGCGCTACTTATCAACCAGACAGCACTGCTTGACCTGAAAGATGTTGCGGGAGAGGAGAAAAGCGGGGAAATTATTGATGAGATAAACAGGACAACCCTGATTTCCATCGCATGTGGTGAAAAGAGTAAAAAACCTTTAGTGCTTGATATAGCGTTTGAAAAGAAAATGATTGATTTGGATGAATTCAACGAAACCCTGAGTCTGATCATTTTTTTTACAGTAGTCTTGCTTATTGTTCCCCAGAAGAGCGAACAGGCATTGAAATCTTTTCTGGCCTGTCCGTTAATACATTCAACCTCATTAAACTATATCGATTATCTGAAATCATCAGGGACATCGAAAACAGAAGGGACTACAGACGGGAAAATGAAAATCTCTTCACTATAGTCTTCAATATACTGACAGGTGAGCGGTTTGACATTCTCGCGGATATCATACAGAAAATAGAGCGGAACAAAAACCCCTATACAAGTGCCGAGCATTTCAGGCAGAGATATCTTATGAGTTTAATGGGTATGTTCAATATGTGATAATATTATGGGACAAAAAAAATGCCCCATATATGGAGCATTGAAACTTTTATTATTTAAGCTACTTTTCCAAGTTTGATGATTTTTTCGTTATATAGTTTTTCATCTTCTTTTTCTATTTTATCAATGAGCTTTTCCAATTCAAGAAATTTTAAATATAATTGGTGGAAACCTTCACAAAACTCATGATAATACTTATCATATTTGTTACCATTTGACATTTTCTTGACCTTATAAAATTATATAAAAATTTATTATTATATTTTAAAAAATTTAATCAGTCATATCATTATATATTATTTTTATCTAATTTATCTATATATTCTTTACATTCTTTTGTATTTTCATTTTTAACACCAGATAAAAGGCTGTCTGCATATAGTAAACCTAATTTTATATTTTGTAATCTTATTGTATTTATAGCTACTTCATTACTTTTTGATGATAAAAGTTTATCTTCCAATTTTACAACGTCAATTTGTAATTCTTTCACTCTATCTTGTAAATCTTGCAAAGATGGTTTTTCTATTTTCTTAAATTCTTTTATTCCTAATTTTTTAAACTGATTATTTATAAGCTTTAATATTCTGGTTACTATTTCAACAATTTTGTCATATTCATTATTTAGCTTTTCATTTAATTTATCATTCATAATCAATCCTAATATTCTAAATTGTTTCTAAACGACAATAAAATTAATGTTGGATAAAATCAAAAATTTAATTTTCACATAATTTTTATTAACAATAGGTTGCAGAGTTTCAGTCAATCATGACGTTTGACCTGTAAAATACTGGGACATGCGTGAAAATACATGGGAAGTTACCGAAGCTCAAACACAGATATCTCCCTATTGGAGCTGGAAATTTCATTTTTTGCGCTTAGTCAAAATTTATGACGAAGCTATCATAGGGTCAGTCCTCATATCTGATGAGTGGTAAAAAACATTGGAAAACGAGTGCGGATTTGATTCGCCAGATTTGGCGGATCAAAATATGGTGGTGTATTCAGTTCGCTCCACGGTGGAGCAAACCTTGTTTTTTATACTTCATAGGATTATTATCATTGATAGTGATAGCAAATTTTATTTAAAAAAAATGACCTATAATTTTCGTGAATAACGAGTAAAACAAGTATAGATAGAAATATATAAAAATACTGCATATGAATATTATTGACTGGAAAAAACAAATGACAGTTTCACAAATTATTGAAAATCTATCAAAGGAGGTTAATTCATAAGCCCTGTTTCTTTGCGGCTGTCCACAATGCGGACAAGCTGAAGCGGCATACGATATCTCTTGTTTGCAAGCTCTGCATGGAACAATACAAACCTGATTAAAATTAATATTGGGAAGGCATTCCAATATTAAGATCACAGGATTTATGATCAAGGTTAAAAGCGTCCATAGATAATAGTTTCTGCCTTTCCGCCTGGATGCAAAAAAAGCGAAAATTGGAGTGATCAAATATAGTATTATGATACATAATACAAAGGTCTGACTGTTATTCAATTCTTTAAATCCAATAATGATAGGTAATTTAATTTGAATACAGTATAAGGTTATTGTATCAAAACAAATATTTAATAATTCACATACAGTTTATTGATTATGAAACGATATTATTATTTGAATTAATTGTTTTTACTTCGATGGCGTCGGTAATACCGACATCATCCTTATACCCATGGCGTACATAATATGGATATCATCTTTTTCATTATTATCTAAATATGAAATAGACTGGCTATAACTATTGGTTAGAGTAATCCCAATATGCAAGATTTTGGAAACTGGCTTGAAAATTTTAAAAAATGAGGGAGTTAAAAATAATGAAACGCAATTTTGATAATAAAAAAGCAGCGGGTTCGTCTCCAAACTACCCCGCTGCTTTATCTCAAATCATCACGAAAGAAATTCTAACATGAATAATCAGAATATAGCAACTTTTGATGAAAAATCAAATCCTATCACTCTATTCAATTTTAATAGAATAGATGTAAGAGTTTTTACAAAAGATAATGAACCTTGGTTCGTATTAAATGATGTATGTAAAATTTTAGAAATTAGCAATCCTAGGCAGTCAGCATCTTATCTTGATGATGATGAAAAGGATGTCATTAATAATGACACCCTTGGTGGAATGCAGAAAACTACTATTATCAACGAATCAGGTCTTTACAGTTTAATTCTCCGCAGTCGTAAACCAGAGGCGAAACGTTTCAAGAAATGGGTAACTTCGGAAGTATTACCCTCTATACGTAAAACGGGTGGATACTTATTGTCTCCAGATCAATACGGTGGGATAACCAAATCTGTTGTCAACAAGGCCGTTGCAATTTTGCGGAAAGATTTCGAGAAAGTGTATCGGGATGTCGAATTCCTGAAAACAGGTTTCGATCCATCCGCCGCTTTCGTGACATACTACAAACCTATCATCGCCGTCCTTAAGGAAAAGAATGTTCCCCAGAAAGGGAGACGGACATTGTCATGCAGATGTTCGGGAAGGATACACCGGTATCTTATCAGGACGGACAAGGCTTCGATGATCCAGATCAGTCGTGAAACGGGTCGGTATATCTATCACATCGACGGGATCAGTGAATGGCTCGGTTATGAAGGTGAGAACATCATTCGGAACCATATCGATAAGGTTATGGGACAGGGTCGGCTTCATCTGGTACCCTCAACCAACAATTCTTTCAAGCATTAACATGATCTGAATTTAATATTGATAGTAATAACCGGAATTAATGAAGTGGATTATAATATATACACTTGTTTATTAAGTAAAGATTAATAATTAAAAGAAATAAAAGTTAATTCCATGTCGAAATATTGTCTTGATATCCTGAATTTACTGATTAATTTAAGTTAATGAATATTAATCGTTTATATAAATAAGCTTTATTATTTGTATCGATAATAATCGATAAAACCATGTTGTAGATAGTGATCTGTTCTGAACAATCTGCTCACTATCTACGTACCTAGTATGGTTTAAGAATAATAGGCTTCTTTTATCTAGGATTATGTTCGAGGATATCAAGAGTGATAATAAAAAATATATCGATTGTTGGATAACAATTGAATGAAAGATTGAATGGCTAGTGTTATGACCAATATAACTCTGAATATAAACGAGAGTTGCTCCCACGAGAAAAAAATACATTCTATTGAGGAAACTGTAAAAAATTGCATGGGAAATCTGTATGTCCATTGTGATATTATAAAAAGGGTTATCAAGAGTATGGATCAGGTAACCTCAAAAGATCCAATTTATGAACTTGAGGTTACAAATACGTTAAAATGTATCACTTCATTACTGGGAGATATTGATAATGATATAGATTCATTGGGGAATATATAATTTTAATGATGAACGTCCATATTTTTAATCTTTATGGTAAGTCCATATTTGAGCTTACCGTATAAATAATCAGTTTTTCTAAATAATAATAGATACTATACTAGCCATCCATACGGGTGGCTTTTTTATTGGGTGTAATCAAATGGTTAAAGTCCCCGTTGTCAAGATAAATACAAATTTCAGTCAGTTTTCGAAATTCTCCAATCTGTTCAGTAATTTCAAGAGGGATATCGCCACTCCCAAGAATATCGGGCTGACTGTCGATAAAAGCATCTCCAACACGCTGAAGATGATTGCACAGGACTTGCGTGTAATAACACAGGTTCAGCTCACCGTTATTGGCAACTCGAAAAAGTTCAAGGAATCACTGAAAAATATTCATGTCCAGCCAGCATTTGCCGGATTTACAAAGGTCGCACCGAAAATCCATTCCCCCACGGGAGGAAAGCTGTTCGGTGACGTGAGAAACCTGTCCAATAACGGGTTCCAGAACATGTTCAGCCTTTCCGCACGCGCATTCCCTCTGCCAACATACGGGTTATGGAACATGGGACAGAAGGCATGGCAATTCGGGAAACGGTCAGGCGAGGCCTTTGACAGTGCCAGGAATATATTCACCAGGGTGAACAACAATCCGCTTGTAACAGCGATCAGAAAACTGACCATGGCGATCACGAGACTGACAATAAAGGACGGATTTTCCACGGCCATAAGTGGCGTGATGGGAGCTGTCCGATCCGTTCCCCTAATAGGCGGAATTGCGGCAGGTGTAGCTACGGGAGGATTGTTCGGCATAGCGGCATCGACAAGCCGGTCATCAAATCTCAGGACACAGGCGCGTGATCTTGGTCTTACAAACGGGGAATTGCAGGCTGGAAGGAATACATGGGGACAGTATGTCAATTTCGAGGATATCGTTAGGAATATCAACGAGCAGCGGACAAAGATGGGAAGCGGTCTTTTCATGGTCGATGGAATTAGCCGAAAGGATTCCAATGCAGAAATTTTCGTGAAATTGATGAATAAAGTCGCGAGTATCGGCAGGGAGCATAAGGGAGAGAATGCACAGTATCTCGGTCAAAATCCGATATTGAAACTTTTGGGAATATCACCAAATCTTTCCCAGACACTCAGCTTGATACCAAAAAATAATTTTGAGGAGAATAACAGGAAATTCAAGGAATTGAGCGTCAAGCTAAACCAGTCAGAAGATATACTGAAAAGATCGCAGGATCTGAATACCAGCCTTGGCGTTACGGCCGATCTTCTCAAGAACAAGTTTGGCATGGCCATCGCGGCGGCTGCACCGCAAATCGAGCAGCTTGGCAAATTCATCCAGGATGTTGTCGGAAAGATTGCGAGTGAAAAAAATATTATTAACCTCATTACCGGAATTAAAAAAATTGGTAATTTTGCAAAGGATATATTCGGAAAGATCACTGGAAGTGACAATATATTCGATGGGATAAAAAAGGTATTCCAAGATAGTATCTTTCCACCCCTGAAGGATTTTTTCCAGAATAACGTGATAATTCCACTAAAGGATATATTTCAGAACAGCATGATCAATCCTCTGAGGGATCTGTTCCAGAATAATGTTATCAATCCTTTCAAGGATCTGTTCGGAAAATTGTTTCCTGATAATTCGAAAAATACTGATAACAGATCAAATGCAATATTTCCGTTATTCAAACATGATTCTCTTCCAGAATATCATCAGGCCGCCTATACGGTTCCCAATGTAAAGGGATATTATTCGGAAAAATACAAGAATGGATATCTTGATTCGATCAACAAAGCATTACATTTGCCAAACAAGTTCATGCAGGCTATCCGCTGGAAAGAATCTGGTGGAAATGATTTTGCTGTCAATCGTTCAAGTACCGCTATGGGTGCCTTTCAGATGACCGCCGCGGCAAGAAAGGATTATGGTGTCAAGAATCCTTTCAATTTTTATGATATTGCCACAGGTGCTGGTAAGGATTTCAAGCATCTTATGGATGTATTTCATGATCACAGGAAAGCGGTTGTCGCCTATAACTGGGGTGAGGGAAATATGGCCAAATACTTGAGAAGGCAGCATGGAAACTGGGAAAATAATCTTCCTGCACCCCAGCATAAATATCTGAATGATATTGATAGATATTTGAAAAATTATCAGGATCCCCAGAATATCCATCTGAATGTCAATAACAATACTGGAGGGTCAACCAGCGTCAACGCGAGAATGGCATCCGGCTTTCCAAAAATCCTGAAAGGTTCATACAGTATTTGATGTTAGGTACAATATACGGACTTGCCTTCGAAAAATCCCCGATTTTCCTTACCGGTGGCATTGCCGAGCTGATGGGTGGCGTTCTTCCCATCATCGCGATAAGCGAGGGAATGAGCGTTCTTTCCAACGCCATAACGGGGAATATCGAGGGAATAACCAATGGACAGGGATTTCTAAATTTCAAGCCGATCGCCGGAGGGACGGTTATCCAGAATGCCATCGCGACAACACCGTTCTACAACCAGACCACGGCAGCGAATTCCCTGATCAGTGAGGCGAACGTCATTTCACTGATCTGCATGTGTCCGATCGGGCAAAGCACGCATGCTCTCATGAAAACGGCAAAATTCAGCAATCTCATCAATGCCCTGAACTATCATAACAATAATGGCGGCCTGTACACCGTACTGACACCGTCCTATATCTATCGGGACTGTATCCTGTTAAGGGTATCCGATGTCAACTCGACGATTGACGGGTCAAGCCAGTTCCAGAGTGTATGGCGTTTCGATTTCATCCAGTCGCTTGTGTCCAATGCCAAGTCAAAGGTTGTCCTGAACAATTTCATGAACAAGGCGACCTCTGGAAACATGACAAAACCGACATGGACATCTGCTGCAAAAATATTCTCATTTCCTGGATTGGGACAATGACAATGGAAAAATATCAGTTCACACCAGACAATAACGCTGACCCCCCTTATCAGATAACGATCAATATGGATAACAATGATTACATATTCAGGGTCATGTACAACCTTTATTCGCAACGCTGGTATTTCAGTATTTCCGACCTTCAGCAGAATGTCATCAAGATCGCGCCCCTGATCTCCTCAACGGAAAACAGGGATATCAACCTGACATTCAACATTTTTTTCAACAACAGTCTTGTTTTCAGAAATGATCAGAACATGATCATGGTCAAATAGCGATGCGATATTACAGAATTGAGATAGCCAATCTTTTCGAGATGGAGATTGGCGACGAGAAGGAAAAGGACAAGCAGATCCAGATTGGACGCAAACCCATCACTGTATTTTCCAGCCATCTTGACAACAGGCAGATGAATACGGGCGCATTGAATATCGTTATGAACCTGTCCATGTGCTATTATCACCAGTCCCAGTTGGGGACGTCTTTCGTCCAGATTCAGGGTATCCCGTTGCAGACCCTGATGCAGGCCAATGACCTCAGGGGAAAATACATACGCATATGGGGAGGAATGACAAAGGGATATATTGTCGAAAATGATAATTACGGTATCCTGCTCGAGGGGATAATCTGCGGCCCCTATGGAAACTGGGTCGGCACAAACCAGACGATAAGCTTTTTCATAGGGCCGACAAAACTGGTTATCGATCCCGATATCGTGTTTTCATGGAAAAGGGGGCAAAGTCTCAGGGATGCTATCAGGTCGACCCTTAAAAACACGTTCCCCCATGAAAAGATAGAGATAGACATATCGCAGGACTTCCAGTGCCTTCTTGACCAGGGTGGTGTGTATAACAATCTTCAGGAATTCTCCACGGCACTCAGCAATTTCTGCAAGTCAAACAGTAAAAGCAAACCAATCAATATCTATGAGGCGGGCGGGACACTGTATGCAACGGACAATCAGTTCGGCAGGAAAATAAGGCTGAAACCCTATGAGCTGGTTGGGCAACCAACCTGGTCTGACAATAACGATATCACGGTGACACTGTTGATGAGGGCGGACATAAGCCTTAACGATATCATCAATTTCCCTGATGAGGTCAGTTACTACGGCATAATCCATCCAATCGACAACGCGACCGATCTGCTGTTCAACAGGGGAAAGAATTCATCCCAGAAAAACAGCGTGATTTTCCACGGTGATTTCCTTGTCACCTCACTTCAGCACGTTGGAAACTACAAATCACCAAGTTCCAATGAATGGATAACGATCTTGACAGTATCGGCAATGGATAATGCCTTGGTCAAGACACCTGCACCAAAAATAAACGGATTGAGTTGACATGATTGATGACGGACTAAAATATCCCATATTCGAGAGTCTGAAGCAGACGGCCGAAAACATGGTGAATATGCGGCAAAACCTGAACAGCGGCATCCTTCCCGCAATAGTGGAAAGCTTTGACGGTGTTTCCGTAACGGTAAATATAGAGGTTTCCTCAAAAACAGCCTATCCGAAAATACAGGCACCCGTCCTGTCACCGGAATACATACGTCTTCCCATACAGAAGGGATGCAGGGGGATACTTATCCCGTTAAGCGTGAATATAGAGCATATCTGCGGCCTTGGACAGACGGCACCGGAAAATGTCCCGACCTTCAATATTTCCAACATGGCCTTCATTCCCATCTATTACGCCACACAGGAAAAGGTGGACAATGACACGATCCATATCATTGGAGGAAAAAATGGCGTGATTATCCGATCGTCGGGAAAATCGTCGATTATCAAGTGCGAAAATGGAAAGATCACGATCAAGGCTGACTCCATATCTATCGATGGTGACCTGAACATCAAGGGAAATGTCGACATAAAGGGAGGTCTCACCATTAACGGTATTGACTTCATGTCCCACACGCATAGTAACGGAAATATGGGAGCCCCGACAGGAGCGGTGATACCTGCATGAGAATATATCATAAAATCAGGGATGAAAACACGAACAGGACAAAATGGATTGTTATCACCGATCCGGACGAGATATATGTTTTCTGGCTGATAGAGGTTCTGCGGCTGATCCTCGGTGAAAGCCCGTTCAGTGCCGATTGGGGAATACCCGCGACCGAGACCATCGCGACGAATATATATCCGGATTATTACGTATCCATTGTCAAGGAAAAATTCGCGCCCTATTTCCAGTATCTGTCAATCGAGCGTCTCGACCACGATGTTGATCGCGAGGTTGTCTACAAGGTCGAGATAATCAAATTAAATGGGAAATCAGTAAGCGAGAATATAAAGGTTAACCCAAATGGCTGACTTGACTATCAATCAATCGGGGATTTCCCCAAAAAATCCGGTGGATATCAGAAAAGACCTCATAGCCTCCATCAGGGAGAAATCACCCGAATTCACCGCTGAATTGCCAGGGACATTGATCGAGGATATCCTTTCAACCTCGATCGGGTGTCTTTTGTTCATTGACCAGGCAAAGATCGACCTGATCAATTCCATTTCGGCGTCAACCGCGAATGAGGCGCTTCTTGACCAGATCGGGTCGGTTTACGGCATCTCCAGAAAACAGTCGACCAATGCGAGTGCCTATGTCATTTTCAGGGGAACCTCAGGTTTTGTCATTCCGAAAGGACTGATTGTCTCCGACGGTGTCCACCGTTTCTATGTTCAGGAGGCGGCTGTGATCAATTCCCTTGGAAATTCGGAACTTGTGTATGTGGTCAGTGATGATGATTCAGTTTTCGACATTCCCGCGAACACGATAACCAAGATTGAATCCTCTATCAGGAGCGATCTTACCCTGACTGTCAGCAATCCCCAGGATGGCAATCCTGGACAGGATATCGAGGACGGGGCAAGTTACAGGGAAAGACTAATGGATGCCGGACAGGTTGCCTCGATAGGGACGATCCAGATGATCAAGACCAGGATACTTTCCATCAACGGGGTTATCCCGAGACTGCTGTCCGTTGTATCCACCCTGAAAGGATATTCCGTGATTGTCGGGGGTGGTGATCCTGTCGAGGTGGCCAACGCGATATTCCAGACAGTGCCGACAATAGGTCTTCTGCAACCATCCATCATAAACATTTCCAAGATAGACAACGGGAACCCTACTGTCATCTATACCAATCTTGCGCATGGGTTGCATACGGGAGACGAGGTGTCATTTTCAGGAACCGATGAATATCCGTCGCTCATAAACACGAAATTTCCGATCACCTGTATCAATGACAACAGCTTTTCAATTCCTGTAGATACATCGGGGGGTAAAAACTATGGAGGGGGACTGATACTTGACCAGAATGTCAGGAACATAAATATTATCCTGCAGGACGGGGCGGACAGCTACGGAATTCCCTTTATCGTTCCCCTGAAACAGAAAGTGTCGATCCAGCTGACATGGTACACGAATTTTGACAGCAATATCTATAACAGCCTGATCTCGACAACAATCATTCCGCTGGTCACGCAATATATCAACAATATAAGGATTGGCGAACCGATAAGCAAATACAGGATCGAGAATATATTCCTTAACGAGGTCAATTCCATTTTCAACCAGAACCTCATCACCAGGATTGATATTGTCGTCTTTATCAACAATGTCGCACAGTCCAATCTTGAAAGCAGCAAGATCATTCAGGGTGATCCACAGTCCTATTTCGAGACATCTGACAGCGACATCAGTATTGTGGGGAACGGAAATGTCTGATTATGACAATATCCCGCCATACACGCACAAGTTGTATATGTATCTGTACTTGCAATGGAAAGAGGATGACAATCTCGATGCCTTTGTAAAGGTTCATAACGAGACAACGGACAAATATCTTGACGAGATAAGGAAGCTGAATATCCCGAATTACAAGACGAAAAACGGGAAATTTCTTGATTATGTCGCGAAAAATCTATACGGGATTTCCAGAAAACCCCTATTGAATGCGCAAACCATTGTCGAGATGGGCATCAATATCGATGACCCGAACACGATATCACCCAATGATGCGAAAATTCTGTCCAATTCATTCCGTCACGAGATAACCGATATTGAGTTCAGGAAAATAATCGAATGGAATGTCTACAGGGAAGACGGATTCCATTTCACGATCCCATGGCTGAAACGCCGTCTGTCACGTTTCTTGAGCTATAGCAGTGGCGACATGGATATGAACAGTATTTCCATTGTCGCGGAGAACAGGAAAATAACCATCAGGCTGTTGAATGATCTTCAAAAAAGTCCCTATAGAGAGCTTCTGAAGGGGGTATTGCTGAACAAGACAATCAATCTGCCATTTATGTTCGAATTTGAGTTGGAAGATATAGACAATGCATGATTTTTTATTCGGTAACAATCTTGATACAATTCTGGCATCCGATATTGACGAAAATGCCACGATTATCGAGATTTTATCAGGTAACGAGGGGCTTTTCCCCAATATTGAAAAAGAGAATCAGGTTTTCGCCATCACACTGTCAGAGGGAAACAATAACCAGAATACGGAAATATGTTTTGTGACATCGAAAAAGGATAACAAGTTCACGGTATTGCGGGGACAGGAGAATACGGTTTCAAGAAAATGGCCTCAGGGGACGACAATATCAAACAGGATAACGGCGGAACCCTTGAACCAGATAAAGGACAAGCTGAATAGGAGTGATCTGGACTGGCTTTCAAAAGATTTCATGGGACAGTTTTACAAGAAATCAGGAGACCAGCTTACCGGAGATATGGATACCACCGGAAAAAAAATATTTGATGGAGGAAAGAAAAGTTATCTGTCAGGTTTGAATGGCGTATGGTCATTCAGAAATTCTGATAACCAGAACATGCTTTCAATTTCAAATGAAGGTATCAGTCTGGGAACCCAATATTCATCTTTTACGGGAAATAACTTCGACCTGATCAAGGGTTCAAGTGGTTTCAAATTCAACGGCGACATAACGACCAACAATCAGACGGTAAACGGCAATATCGACATACGCGGTATCGAGAAGTCCGATGGCAAGGTGAACATCAGCAAGATGATCCATCTATGGATCAGAGATGACGTGTCAGGATGGATGAATGTCGAGGAGATAATCGGTGACAAAACCAATATTGTTATCGGTGTGCAGGGTGGTGGGACAACCGGCTATTTCCGTCTCAGCAATATGGGAAAATTAACATGCAATGATCTCCAGATCAACGAATCCATAAACTGCGACACGATTACAACCAACAATCAGACGGTAAACGGCAATATCGACATACGCGGTATCGAGAAGTCCGATGGCAAGGTGAACATCAGCAAGATGATCCATCTATGGATCAGAGATGACGTGTCAGGATGGATGAATGTCGAGGAGATAATCGGTGACAAAACCAATATTGTTATCGGTGTGCAGGGTGGTGGGACAACCGGCTATTTCCGTCTCAGCAATATGGGAGATTTCTCATGCGATTCGATAACAGCGGGCATGATAAACGCATCTGGAAATATTCATGCAGGCAGTGCCGACATATCCGGTAAAATGAATGCCAACACCATTGAGACGCCTGGTGACATCACCATCAATTCAGGAAACAGGACATGGGATGATGGCGGACATTTCAATGGAAACGCACTGTTCTGCAAAAAAGATGACGGACTGTTTTATAAATTATGGTTCTATGATCAGCTGAATGTTGGAAGCATGGTGAAACTGAGCGTCAATGACAAGTATGAGTATCATTTTCGTGACAATGGAACCATTGATGCCAAGGAGTTCAACGGGGTTTCCATGTCCTCATTTTGCGCCGATCTTGCGGAATACTATATTGCCGACGAGAGATATGATCCTGGAACGCTTGTGAGAATAGGCGGTGAGAAAGAGATAACGAGAGCCTCCATTGGGGGCTTTTTTTATGGGGTAATCTCAACAGCCCCAGCCTATGTGATGAATACGGCAATCAGTGACGAGAGGAACGCGTTGCCGGTCGCACTGGCAGGCCGTGTTCCCGTTCTCATGACAGGCATGATCGACAAGGGTGATCCCATAACCATTTCCGAAATATCCGGTGTGGCGAGAAAAGCTGGAGACGGTGAGAAACATATCGGATTTTCCATGGAAAACAGTCATGAAACGTCAATCCGTCATGTCGAGTGCGTTATCAAACAGAACTAGGGTGGGAAACAATGCATAACTATGAGGGAAACACACTTTTTATCAACGGTATTTTTTATGCGGATGATTACAACGAGGTCGTTCGCAAATATCGTAGGGAGATGGACGGCTTCGATCATTACATGATCAAAAAGGGCGACCTGATAACGGCGGATATCCTGAATGACCTGAGCAACGGGGTGAGAAACTACGCGTCCCAGAACGGATACAGTATCGGAAAGACACCGCGTGTGCTGGTGGCCGGCGTTGACCTGATACCGAAGATGGAATGGGGCGAGGCGATATGGAATGATCAGCCTGTCATTGAACTGACAGCCGGCCAGTATGACTACGTCATTCCCAAGGGATGCCGCAAGATGAAAATCGGATGGCTTATCGCCGGTGGCGGCGGTGGCGGTGGCGGAAATGAAACCAATGGAGGATATTCCGGAGGTGGAGGCGGTTCAGGCGGTTACCGGCAGGATATCGTTCATGACGTGATGCCGGGACAGAAAATATTCATACAGATCGGTAAGGGAGGAATTGGTGGAAAAGGAGGGATTGGCAATCATGGAATAGGAGAGAATGGTGAAGACAGTTTCATAAAGATTGATGACGCTGAAATGATCAGGATAACGGGTGGTGGTGGTGCGAATTCCTCAAAATCATCCGGAGGAAAGGGGGGAAGTCCCAATGGTGCAGAGGGGGGACATGGTGTCGATAACGCCACAGAGGATGATCATCTTGGGGGTGCTGGTGGAAGCACACCACTGGGACAGGGTGGGACACCAAACTGGGATGACAAGGCACAATCCGGTTCCGGTTATGGAGCGGGTGGTGCGGGTGGATGCACCAGGGACAGACAGAAACCCCATACATGGCAGGGAGGTGATGGAACAACAGGTTACATAAAATTCCAGTTCACACGTTAACTAGAAAATCAGGATATAAAGAATGGTATATGATTCTTTTAGGGATAAAGTAAATACAAGGGTGGCGATACCCGTTGCAAATGATACCGCAACGGATAAAGACAAACCAAACAATATACAGAATAACAAGGAAACAGATGTTTCACAGACCGATCGTGAAATATTTGAATTGCCTGGCGGATGTCTTGGGAGTACCAGACTGAGACTGTCATGCAAGGGGCCAACAGAAAGGAAATTCTACAGTTTTTCTGTAAAAAACCGCATGCTTGCGGATGACAGGATTGCATCGGTGAAGGTTGGGCCTGCCAGTGACAGCAAGGTAACGGCTGACAAATACACATTCCAGGACCAGACTTTCACGGTTCGACTGAGTGGCGGTGAGTTGAACTCGAATGTTCCCGTTCGTTGCGAGATAACGACAGAACATGAGGAAACGCTTGATTTTGTCTGTATCCTTCCCATTCGCGAGGAGGGAATACTTTACGAAAATCAGGACGGTATTGTTGTCGTTATGGGGGCTACAGGTGTCCGTGGCAACGGTATTCGCTCCATCGCGATGGGCAATGATGCCAATCTTGAATTCTCAATGGATGACGGGACAGTCATCAGTGTGGATACGGGACTGTTCAGGGACGATAACGGACAGATCGTGGCTATGGATCAGGTCGCGTCATTGCCTGATGACTTTTCAGTCAACGGAAGCGTTTTCCTCGCACCGGACAGCTATGTCAACGGTGGCAAGCCCATGCCGAAAGGATTGTCCCTGGACGGCAATATCGTTCTTACGGACGGCAGTGTCCATTACAGACACAGCATGAACAATGGCGGCGTTCTCTGCTCGCCGGACTGACATGCAGACCTAAAATCTATCAATAAAATTTAACAGGATATTAAAATGGCCAACAATTCTCCAAAAGACCTTGATCTTTCCGCATGTACCGTTTCAATTGATGGTGACGGCACACCAAAGACAATCTCTGAAGTCGCCAAAACGGTAAATGATATAAACGGCAATATAGCCAATATCAATGCGGCGGCTAATGAGGCGAAGAAGGGTGTTGACGATATCAACCAGAAGATAAACCCCGATACCTATTTCGCGAAGGACGGAGCGAACAAACCCCTTGGAACCACAATTCTTGATAAAACCGGTCAGTTCACCTATCCTCCTCCAAAAATTGATGACGGTTTCACATGGATCAATGCGGGCCTGAGAGCAATAAATGATGATTATACACAGGATTATGAACCCAATCCAAATTCCAGGGAAATTCACATGCAGTATTCCGTGAACTCCGATGGGAATGAGGGAAACAACAAGACTTTTGTCAACACTATATGGTCGGACGGAACCAATCCCAATTTCGCTTTCGCGGCCAGTTCCTTCCATCCCCTCAATGCTGGCGGTGGTGATCTGGGACGTGCGGGGAATCCATGGAACAATGTTTTCACACAGACGGCACCAAACGTGACCTCGGACAAAAACGTCAAGACCGTCACGTCCATCCTTGATGAGAAAGCCGGAAATTCAGAAAAAAAACTGATGGAGGCCCTGTATAATGTCAATGCTGTCAATTACAGGCTGAATGACGCGATAAAAGAGAAGGGTGAGGACAAGGCGCGTGTCCATACAGGTTTTATCGCGCAGGATATCGAAAAGGCGATCATGGATGCCGGACTTGACCCGTCCGATTATGCCATGTGGACGCAGGATGCATCACCTGAATTCAGGA